ATTTGGTATCTATACTATCAAATTTACGCTCGTTCAAGTCAAATGACAATATCTACCAATAGTACAACAAAAACAGAAAAGAATAAACGCGAAAACCAGCCGATTTATTTATATACGGTTTTTGATTTTGATGGCGCGGGGAATAATTTATACCTTGCCGAGTATGATGCGGATGTTGTGTATGACGGAATAACATACAGAAACAACCCGATTGCACATACTGAAATTTGCGAAAATTCATCAAGCGAAATTGATTCGCTTACTGTTTCAATTGCGAACGTCAGCCGGTTAATCCAGGGGCATTTGGAACTATATGATCTGCGAGGCAAGAAAGTTACTGTCAGGCTGGTCTGGGCTAATCAGCTTGATGATACCGCCGCGCACATCGATTTTTCGTTTTATATCGACAACTATACCGCAAATGAGGATACCGTCGACTTTCAACTTACCAGTAAGTTTGATTTACTCTCGGTTTCTCTCCCCGGTGGAATATATTACCGTAATTATTGTCGGTGGAAATTCAAATCAACCGAATGCGGATATTCGGGAGCAGAAACTGTTTGTGATAAACGCAAGGTAACATGTAAGACCGTTATGAGTAATATCGCCCATTACGGCGGGTTTCCATCCATACCATCTCAGAGGGTATATGTATAAAGACATTGTCGATAAATATTTAGGAGTACCGTTTAAACATCGCGGCCGTGATCTTACCGGGCTGGATTGTTACGGGTTGATCATCTCTATTTATCGAGATAGCGGAATTAATTTACTTGATATCGATGAGGAATATCCGGCTAATTGGGGCGCGCGCGGGAAGAATTACTTTATTGAGAATTATTATCGCCAGTGGGAGAAGGTTGCCGCGCCAAAGTTTTTAGACGTGATTTTATTTATTAATAGCAAAGGGGTATGCAACCATGCCGGCGTATACCTTCACGGGGATATCTTTATTCATACATCGCGTAAGGCGGGGACAATTGTTACCACAATATCGAGTTTTAAGACAAGGGTCGAGGGATTTTATCGGTATAAAGCATGATAGTCATTAAATTCATTCCCAATATTCAGAGCAAAGATAACCGGATTACGCAGTATTTTAGGCATATTCCGGAAAAGACGCTGGCGGAGTATTTAAAAGAGAGCGGCGCTGCTATTGAGGGAATGCGTATTATTGTTACCGGTAAGCGTGTTGAGGACCTTAACGTAACGCTTCATTCCGGAGATGAGGTTATTGTTACTCCGAATATCCAGGACATTGTTGGCGGGTTATGGGCCCTGGGCACATTGATTGTCAGCGCGGCAGCAGCGCATCCGTTCATTGCCGCAGCGATGGTATTGTCAATGTCATATTCGATTTATTCTGTTATTACCTCGGGCGCTCGAACGTCTAATTTTGATACGAATATCGATGTTGGTGGCGGGATTGATGAGGGTTCTCCGACATATAGTTGGGATGGTATAACGACGCAGCAGGCGGTAGGTGTACCTATTCCTATTGTTTACGGCCGGCATCGTGTTGGTGGGAATATTATCAATCAGTACGTTCGTACGGATGGCGATAAACAGTATTTGAACGTGCTTATTGCCTTATGCGAAGGGGAAATTGAATCGATTACGAGCCTTAAAGTAAATAAGAATCCCGAAGCAAATTATTCCGGAATAACCACGACAAAGCGGTATGGCACAAATAGTCAGCTGGTAATTCCTAATTTTAACGATAGCCATAGCATTATTGCCAAGAATGACAATTTGCTCAAGAGCGTTGTGCATACGTATACAACCGTTTCTTCGGTAGTTGAGGCGTTTGAGCTTACGTTTTCGTTGCCGGCAGGGCTTTATAAGATCGATGCGGCTACCGGAGCGGTACAGACATGGGAAGTTACGTATAACGTACAGTACAAGCTCCACGCGGCCGGTTCATATACAGACCTAGGCAACACAACAATTAGCGGGTTATCGCGCAATGCATTGAAGAGGATTTTTAGAAAAGACGGACTTGCGTCGGGCCAATATGATGTTAAAGTCACGCGGACATCAGACGATAGTTCTTTGTCTCCGCAAATGAACGGGGACCTGTATCTTGCGTCCATTGATGAAATTACCCAAAACGAGCCTTTGATATACCCAAACGTGGCGCTTTTAGGTATTGAGGCGTTAGCGACAGACCAGTTAAGCGGAAGTACGCCGAACTTCACCATGTTATTAGAAGGAAAGAAAATACTCGTTCCTCAGATTATGAACGGCGCTGCGGAAGTGGATTGGGAGGATTATTATTGGGATCCGGTTGCGGAAGGATGGAAATTATTGGCAGACAATACGGTTTTATCCTGGGATGGTACAACGTATGTTTCACGCTTTTGCGCAAATCCTATTTGGTGTATGAGAGATATTCTAACGAATACGCGGTACGGTTTGGGTGATTATATTACCAGCACGATTATGGATGCTGCGTCCCTTCTTGAAATGGCCCAATATTGCGAAGAGAGGGTTTCTGATGGAGCCGGCGGATACGAGAAGCGGTTCCGTCTTGATCTTGTCATAGATAGTTCATCCAAAGCACTGGATGTTATAACACAATTATGCTCTACCTTCCGGGCATTTCCTTTTTATTCTGAAGGTGATATACGGTTAAAAATAGACAAGGAAGATGTCCCTGTGCAGCTTTTTGGTATGGGGAATATCATTGAAAGCAGCTTTACTCAATCGTGGAAGTCCATTACTGAAATGCCGAACTGTATTGAGATTCAGTTCATGGATGAAGATAAAGATTACGAGCAGGAAACGATTGCCGTTATGGATGAGGAATCTTTAAACGCCGGTAATCCTTTACGAAAAAAACAGATGCGGTTGTTTTGTACTCGCGTCAGTCAATGTATTCGAGAGGGAAAATATGCTCTTAATGTAGCTCGATATGTTCATCGCAGCATTACGCTGCGTTCCAGTATTGATGCGATTGCAAGCCAAGCGGGAGATATTATCAACGTGGCACATGATGTACCTGCATGGGGAATTGGTTCTGGAAGGGTGGTTGCTGACGATAGCAATTCGACAACGCATGTGCACATCGATCAGAACGTTGTTTTGGTGAGTGGCAAGACATATAAGATAATAGTTCGATTTTCGGACGATACCATTGAAGAGAAGACGATTACTACTCCCCCGGGAAGTGTTAGCGCGATCACTGTTTCCGTCGCTTTTAGTAAGATTCCGCAAGCCTTTGATGTTTATTCAATTGGTGAAGTAACGGTAAAGCCTTTTCGAATTACTGGTATTAAGCGCTTCGGAGAGAATGAGATTGAAATCAATGCTTTGGAATATTTTCCCGAAGTTTATGATACAGAGGATATTCAGATACCGGACAACAACTATTCGTCGCTCGACATAACCGTCCCGTCAGTTACCGACTTAACCCTTACTGAGCGCCTTGTTAAATTATCTGACGGAACAATTGAAAATGTAATTGACGCATGGTTTAGTAAGCCGGTCATTGGATCAAACTTAGTCAACTACTCCCGCGCGCGCATATATATATCAGACGACGCAGGGGTGAGTTACCGGCCAATAGGAGAGACTACCGGAATACATTTCGCCATCCAGGGGGGTCTTTTAGACGGGAGCTCATATAAGGTATTGGTAACATCGATATCGTATTTAGGCGTAGAAAAACCAATGGCCACATGCCCGTCTGCATCGATTACCCTTGCCGGCAAATCAGCGCCTCCGTCGGATGTTACTACATTTTTGGTCAATCAATCACGAGATCGTCTTTATTTTGGTTGGGCAGACGTTTCAGACGTTGACTTGTCCGGGTACGAGATACGGTTCGGAGACTCTTGGGATGCAGGGATCGCTTTGGTATCCAACTACCGAGGGAACAGTTATATATCCCTAAACTTCAAAGAGGGTTCTTCGCAGAAATACTGGATTAAAGCAATTGATACGTCAGGCAACTATTCCAACGCAGCGACCGAAGGAAACGTCACTGTCGATAATATACCGTTTACCAATATTATACAAAGCTATTCCGAACAAACCGGATGGGCGGGAACCAAGTCGAATACGACGAAAGTCGGCAACAATCTTGAGATATCGGCGTCTCAAGTTACCGGAACATATATAACGCCCGCGCGCGACGTGGGATATGTGGCATCGTTTAAGATTGGCATTGATACCGTTGTTGTTGATGCCAGCAGCGACTCCACAATGGACGCAGACAACGTTCGACGATTTAATGACAGTGAAACGGCGCGGTGGTCCGGTGAAGAAGCGTCGGGTGCAGTGAGCTTCAGAATTAAAACATCGGAAGACAATGTCACATGGTCTGACTGGCGCGCATGGCAAGCCGGTGATTATAAGTGCCGCTATTTTCAGATTGAAATGACAATGGTGCGGTCCGATACGTCAAAGACGATTCAGTGCTCGGCATTTGATTATTACGCAGATTTACCTGACGTTGACGAAAAAGGAACTGGAACCGTGAGCAACGCATCAACAGGCCTTGCGGTGACTTTGGCAAAAACGTTTCACGAAGCGCCATCAGTTAACATAGACATTCTAAGTGGAGACGGATTTGTGCATAAGTTTTCCGTCGTACCATCGACAACAGGATTCACCGTAAAACTCTATAAGCTAGACGGAACCGCCGTGACGGGCGATTTCAGTTACCATGCGCATGGAGTATAGGAGACAGACATGACAGAAATTATCCCAAACAAAGTAATTATTGAACTCAATCCAGACGGCAGCGTTAAAGACGGACTTATTCAATACCGAATTAGTGTCGACGGGGTTATTCAAAACCAATATAGAACAATGGGGATCATGGGCGTAATTGACACCGATACGCTCAACGGAATTTCAACAATTATTCAAGCTCACGTAGAAAGAGGGGAGAACATAACATGAGAAAAAGCCTTTATTTAGTATTAGCGTTTTTACTGTACTGCACCAGCGCACACGCGGCATGGAATGCAGCCGTACCGGCAGACAATGAGACATTAAAGGCGACACCTGCGAAGATACGCGCGAACTGGGATGCAATAGCGCTCGGAACAGACCCGGCGTTATTGGTTACTGATGCCAAGATTTCACCATCGGCAGCGATAAACGACACAAAACTTGCGACCATCGCGACGGCAGGGAAAGTAAACGGTACAGCCATAACAGACCTTGCCAGCGTGCCGTCTGGAGCAGGAAAACTTCCTAACGCAAACATTAACACCGGGACAGGGGCTGCGCAGATTGTTGTGCTTGATGGTGCTGCGAAATTACCGCCGATTGATATTAGTCAAGCAACAGGAACGAATGCTTCCAATATCACAACAGGTGTTTTACCTACCGCACAAGTCCCAACAATGGACGCGGCAAAAATTGGTAGCGGCACCTTTGATGTTGCACGTATTCCGACAGGTACAACAGCCAATAAGGTGGTTGTTCTCGACGGAAGCGCGAAGTTACCAGCTGTTGATGGGAGCGCACTCACGGGGTTGTCGTCGGTAAGCTATGCAAGCAATAGCCAAACCGCTACAACGTTGGGACAAATTTGCAATACGACAAAAACAATAACGTCGGGAAAAACAGTGTTTGTAATAGCAACTGGTTATGCCAGGACATCAGTCGGTAATGGGACAGTAGGAGTTGATCTTAAATCAGGATCAACGAGCTTACAAACCCTTACAAGTGTTGAAATAGATAGTAATCGATGGGTTCCCTGGGCATTATCTGGTGTAGCCACTGGACTTAGTGGGTCTACGACATTCTCGGTAAATCTTACTGCTACAGGCAATACTGATCAATGTGGGTGTGGTTTAACCGTGCTTGAGTTTTGAAAACCGGAGATTCAACTATGGACGCCAATTTGTGGAAAGAGTTTGGACTGAACGGTCTTATCATGTGTGCTGTTTTAGGCATTATGGTAGTTGTAATTAAGCGTGCGCTCGACCATGCAAACAATATCTCGCAAAAAATTCTTGAACAGGCAGCAGAAGAACGCAAGAACTGGGTTGATGCTGTTGCTAAGAGTACGCGCGCGCTAGACGAGCACACGATACAGGCCCGAGAGTTCCATATTCAAGTCAAGGAAGAACACAAAAGACAGATTGACGCTCAAGACGCTGTATGTAAAAACCTTTCCCAGGTTGAGCAGGCACTGGGCAGAATCAACGGATATAAAGATGGGCATCGGAGCCCCGATTCATGAAGACCGGATTTTTTTAACATGCAACAGCCCGGCGTGCAGAAGCGCTGCGAATGCGCCGAAGTCAAGGCTCGGAGATCGATATGTCAATAAGCGCACAGAAACAATTACCATCGATGAGAATGTCTACTGCATATTTTGCTGGAACTGGCTCTGCGGTGAGTTCGATGCATTTGGTAGCTAGGCATTGCGTTACGTGCGAGGATGTTACCTTGCAAAAACTAATCCGGAAAAGACATGTTTGTTCAAAATGCGGAACAGAGCAGAGGAAGACATGATTGAGAAGGTTCATTTGGCCATTGATTTGCATGAGTATAAGATGATTGCGCATACTCTTCGTAATCTTAGAGAAATGATCTATAAGCTAGGGATTAACGATCTTATCCGGAAAGATCTCGTTAAAGACACGCATATTGTATCGACGATATTGGAAAAGTCAGAAGTCAGAGAAAAACCAGTAGTATTAACACAGAAAGGAGAAACACATGGGTAAATTCGTTGGATGGTTAGCAGGGAAAAA